AGGTGGCGAAATTAAAAAATTAAAAGGCGGCGGAGCAGCGATTAAAGGAATAAATTTTAAAGGAACATTTTAATGCCAGGTAAAGGACCACCACCAAAAAAAGGACCAGACTCAGATGGAGTCTCTTACACAGATTACGGAAGAAGTGGTGTAACATACACTGACAAAGACGGTAATGTAGTTTCAAGAGAAGAGATGTATGCTGCTGATGAAAAACAGGATGCACCTGTAGAATCTATTTTAGAAGAATCAACAAGAAAAGCGATTGGTAAAAAAAGTGGCGGTTATATGTCTTGCCCTCATCGTCCTGATGGGGTAAAAGGAATGGGTGCCGCAATTAGAGGAACCAAATTTTCAGGTCTTAAATAATCTTTACGATAATCTTAGAATCAAAGAAAAAATAATTTTTTTAGCTGGAGTATTTGACGGCGAAGGGAGTTTTGGCTATTGGTCAAAAGGTAAAGGAGTAGCCAGAGAAATCTGTATGAGTGTAGAAACGACAGATGAAGATATGGTGAAAAGATTTGTTATTCAATTTGGAGGTTCGTTTTATAAAAGAGAAGCAAGAAATCCTGAAAAACATAAACCGACTTGGCAGTGGAGACTCAAAGGTTCAAATGCTTACATGACTTTGAAAGCTATGATACCCTATATGTGTTTAAGAAGGAGAGAGAAATTTTATGGCTTGGTTGAACTTGTTGGGAATGGCAGTAAAGACAGGAGCCCATATCTACAAAAACAGACAAGAGTCAAAAAGACTAATGTCAGACGCACAAAGACTGCACGCACAAAAAATGGCAGCAGGTGAGATTGAATATCAAGCACTTATAAAATCTGATCAACAACAATCGTGGAAAGACGAATTCGTACTTTTGCTCGTTTCGGCGCCCGTGTTATTATTAATTTGGTCAGTTTTCTCGGACGATCCAGATATAAAATCTAAAATAGATCTTTTCTTCGAATACTTTGGCAACATGCCGACATGGTTCCAAATTTTATTTATCTCAGTCGTCGGGGCTGTGTATGGTATTAAAGGAACTGAAATTATGAAAAGGAAATAGTTGCAATCGTAACTTAATTCTATATATCTAATTTATGATCCAAGGCGATAGTACAGAGTATGATTTACTTGCGAAGTGGGCAAGAGAATGTAAGCACAAACATTTAAGTTGTGAGATTGGTGTCAGAGAAGGCATGGGTTCTAAAATTATTTTAGATAACTTAAAACCTAAAACCCATATTGGAATAGACCCATACGGTAATTTAAACTACCAACACTATGATGATACAGGTGCTTATCAATGTGACTATACAGAATCGATGAGAGTTCAACTTCTAAAAGATATGGCAGAGTATGAAAACTTTGATTTACTTCATATGACTGATATTGATTTTATGAATAGATTTTGGGATGCGGGACCATTTGATTTTGTCCATTTTGATGGGCCACATATGACAAGAGACGTGATGCGTGAGGCGGTGTGGTTTGCAGACCGATCACAAAAAGGTAGCCGTTTTGTCTTTGATGATTACCCTAAGTATAACATGCCAAAGATCGCAGACGTATTAAGTTTTTGGAACTTTAAACAAATCGAAGTGGGTAAGAATAAAATCTGTTATGAGCAATTTTGATTTAGACACGCTTCAAGCATTCAGAAAATTTATTAATAGAAAAATCGAACAGACCAAAGAGGATATTGTGTACGGTGTAGACAGTACCGAAAAGTTGCAGTATTCTAGAGGCAGGCTCAGTGCACTTGAGACACTGCTACAGGATCTAAAAGACCTGCAGAACAAAGAAAGTATGTTCGATGACGATAATAACACCTGACAGCACTCTTATTGGAAGTGCTAAAAAAGTAAATTCCAATAAAGCTCCAGAAACCGAGGAGCAACAAATCCCTACAGATCCAGAAGGTATTAAGGAATATTTAGAACTTATTCCAAAACCAGTTGGATACAGACTTTTAGTTAGACCTTATTCAGGTCCTAAAAAAACTAAAGGTGGATTAATTCTTACAGACAAATCAAGTGAAACAATTCAAATGACAACAGTAGTTGGTTTGATTGTTGCGATGGGTGATCTTTGTTACAAAGACGAAGAAAAATTTCCATCAGGCCCTTGGTGTAAGAACGGTGACTTTGTGATTTACGGCAGATATGCTGGATCACGATTCAAGACTAAGTACGGCGAGCATCGTATTCTAAATGACGATGAGATTATCGCTAAGATCAATAAACCAGAAGACATTCTGCAACTTTACTAATTGGAGGTAACGAAAAATGTCGATAGAACAAGTACAAGAAACAAAACAACCTGAGGTTGAACTTGATCTTGACGATGTCAAGGAAGAAAAAGTTGAACTTCAAGAACAAAAAACTGAAGAGAAAAAAGAAGAAGCACCAAGTTTAAATGTTGGTGAAGTCGATCTTGGATACACTTCTCATGACAAAACTGAAAAAGAAGAAAAGCCTGTCATAGAAGAAGCACAAGAAGAACAAGCTGAAGTTAAACAAGAAGCTTCTGAAACTCAAAAAGAAGAAACAAAAACTGAAGAGAAAAAAGATAATCTTCAGGAAGTTTCTGATTCAGTTCAAAAAAGAATTGATAAATTAACCAGAAGATACAGAGAAGCGGAAAGAAGAGAAAAAGCTGCATTAGATTATGCAAAATCTCTTCAGAAAAAATATTCTGGTTACGATAAAAAAGTAGACACTGCTGATGAGAACTATTTGAAAGAGTTTGATGCAAGAGTGGATGCTCAAAGAGAACAAGTTAAGTTTAACTTAAAAGCTGCTATCGAAGCTAATGATGCTGATGCCATCATGAAAGCCAATGATGAATTGACTAGACTTTCTGTAGAGAAAGAAAAAGCAAGACTTCAAATGGAAGATAGACAAGCTAGGGCTAAACAAATGGAAGAAGAAGCTGCGGCACAAAAAGACGCTAAAGCTGAAGAAATTCCAGGTTTAGAACCACAACAAGCTCAACAACCAGAGCCAAGCGAAAAAGCTAAAGCCTGGAAAGAGAATAATGCTTGGTTTGGTCAGGACAAAGTTATGACCAATGCCGCTTTCACTATTCATGATGACCTAGTGGCCATGGGTATTGATGTAGAAAGTGACGAGTATTATAATGAAGTTGATAAACGAATGAAGGATAACTTCCCTCATAAGTTTGCAGCTTCGGAAGAAAAACCAGCGCAACCCAAGCCCGTCCAAAAGGTTGCATCAGCTGGCCGAACGCAAGAAGGACGCAGAACTGTGAAACTCACCAAGTCACAAGTTGCTATTGCAAAAAAATTAGGGGTGCCACTAGAAGAATACGCTAAATTCGTGAAGGAGGGAAATTAACATGACTAGCGAGAATAAAAGAACTTCACGCGCATCAATGGAGAAAAAACCATTGAGAGCCAAACCTTGGGTCGCTGCATCCAGTTTAGATGCACCGCCTGCGCCAGAAGGCTTTATCCATAGATGGATCAGAACGTCCGTTGCAGGACAAGATGACACCAGAAATGTGATGAAGAAACAAAGAGAAGGTTGGGAATTTGTGAGAGCAGAAGAGATTAAAAATCAATTAGGCGATCATGATTATCCAGTCATTCAAAAAGGAGATAACGCAGGTTTAATCGGTCATCCAGATTGTGTGTTGGCAAGGATCCCAATTGAGGTCGCAGAAGCAAGAAAAGAATATTTTGCACAAATGACGCAAGATAGAATGAATGCAGTTGATAACGACGTCATGAAGGAGCAAAGACCAGAGATGCCTATTAATATTAGTAGACAATCTCGCGTTACTTTTGGTGGTGGATCAAAACAATAGTTTTGCAATACCAACAAGTAACTGTTTAACTTTAATAACTAGGAGAAAAAAACAATGGCTAATGTAGCAGAAAAATACGGTTTAAGACCCGTAAGAAAGTTAGATGGCTCTCCGTTTATTAATGCACAAAACAGATACAGAATAGCAGCAAACTACGGCACTGCGATTTTCCAAGGCGACCTGGTATCACCAGCAGCTGACGGAACAATCACTAGAGCTGTTGCTAACACTTCTGAAACTGTTATAGGTGTATTTAATGGAGTGTTCTACACTGACCCTACTACTCAGAAACCAACTTACAAAAACTATTATCCTGGTACAATCAATGCGTCAGACATCGTTGCTAACGTAGTTGATGATCCAAGTGTAGTTTATAAGATTGATTCTGATGGAGCGTTCGCTGTAGCAGACATCTTTAAAAACTTTGCAATAACAAACGTAACAGGAAACACTCAAACTGGTATTTCTAAAGTTCAATTGGACTATAGTGTATCAGGTGTAACTTCGAGTGGTACTGTTCTTCAAGCGATCGATATTTCACAAGACGTGTCAAATAGCGAAGCTGGAAGCGCGAACGTAGATGTTTTAGTAAGAATAGTAAAACATTTCTACGATCAAGGCACAGGTCTATAATAGGAAAGGATATAAATTATGGCTATTTCAAGATCACAGCTAGTTAAAGAACTAGAGCCAGGTTTAAATGCACTATTTGGCCTGGAGTACAACAGATACGACAATGAGCATGCGGAAATCTTCGCAACAGAAGCATCTGACAGAGCTTTCGAAGAAGAAGTAATGTTATCTGGTTTCGGAACTGCACCAACAAAAGCTGAAGGCGCTGGTGTAACTTTCGATAACGCAACAGAAGCATACACTTCAAGATACTCACACGAGACAGTAGCTCTCGCGTTTGCTATCACTGAAGAAGCAATCGAAGATAAT